GTCAGTTCCACCACAGCCCCGGCCGTTTCTGCAAGTACCGCGCTTTGGTGCGGTGTTCCGGACGTGTACCCGTACCCGTAATAATACCGTTCGGAGGCTGTAATCCGAACTTTCCGGTTATCGTTTCCGAACTTATACCCGAAATAAGCCGCGAAGCTGTCACGACGATAAGTACCGGCCACGTACTGACTATCCAAAAGGGCGAAACGGTTCTGAATGGTATAAGTACGGTGCGCGTAACGGCTGCCCTGCAAGGCATACAGATAATTATAATAACTGGTTCCGCTGCTGGTTGTCACCCCTTCGGTAAGCGGAAGGATATATTTATACTCCGAATCCTTGTTATAAATCCGCTCGCACCAGTTACCCATTTGCTCCTCGTTAAATACTTGCAGGACATATTCAAGGCTCATATTACTACGCAAGGTTTCTGCCACTTCACGCAATTTGTCCGGACAAGATCGTACCAGTTCCCATAAAACGGAATCATGGCCGGCAAAAGCATAACTACCGATACTATCGTCAAAACTTTCGTGGGTAATGGTATATTCGTATTTCAGTACCGAATCATTACGCACACCGAACAACGTGTCCATATCGTAAGGAAGGAAATACCAGATCAGGCCGTCCCAGGTCGCCAGCATCATATTTTTTGCCCGGTTATCCACGGCCATAAAGTAATCGGTAATCAGATACCATGCAAACGGGCTGTCATTACCGAAATACTGGTTATATTCCGCTAGGAACTTGGCGGGATTACCTTTACATGAATCTACCCAGTTCCAAAGTCTTATAACTGCCGCCTTGTCGTCCTCGTGTGCATCCGCCCAGGTAGTATCTGCTTTGAAACGAAATTCCAGCGCATCATCAAAAGAAGACATGTCGGTAGTCCCGAACAAACAAAGGGCCTCGGAGTTATTCAGGAACTCCAGACAGATACATTTGTTACGCTGCCCGTTCAGGGACGCTTCGTCGTTGAATCCTTCAATTCCTTCAAAACCGTAAATGATCGCACTTTCCGACTTCTCATTATTGAAATTGTATTTTCCCAGATAAGTATTCGTACCGGTGCCGTCGTTATCATAAAACAGGTCCATAGGGAAACCGTCTACACCTATACGTACGTCATATTCCCCCTTATATGCAGCCTGCGGCGGCGTCAACCACCCGCACTTCTTCCAAATGTCATTCACAATACGCACCGCACCGGTATTATGTGTACCGGAAGAATCGGAAAAGTCCGCTTTCAAACAGAATATACTGATCGGCCGTGCTCCCGGTTTGAAACTGTATTCAAGAGACGGCACATCCACGCCGTTAACTTCCAGCGTGGTACCGTATTTCTCCAAGCGCAAGAAATAAAGACGGTAATTCTTACGCGGATAAGTGGTGGATGATGTACCTTGTATTCTTAGACCGACATTCCTTGCTACAAAGTCATACTCCTTACCGTACGGGCTATAAAAATAGATATCGACCGGGACCTCGAATTTCTTGTTATTGGTGGCGTTGACAAGGTTCACATCGCCGACAATTCGCATAACCGCCTTTCCTTGGGCGCGTAGCTTGTCTATGTCGATATCCGTACCGTTGTCCCCCGTAACATCGTTCTTTTCAAATAACAGGACCATTTCGTCCGACGTAGTCCGGTCTACCATGTAATTGTTCAGTTCTTCATCATCCGTAAGCGCACGGTTATAAATACGGAAATTCCTGATCTCCACATCCGCCGTATCACTGAATAAACGGATGTTCACCGGTTCCGCCTGCAGTAGTCCTTCGGTAGCCCCATACTGTACAGCCCCGCAACGGATTCCGTTTACATAAAGTTCCAGCAACCGTTTGCCAGCCTTGGACCCGACAATAAAGGCTATTTTCAGGTTCATATCACTTGCAAACTTTGTACTTACTTCCGTACCGCCAGAAACACGCATAAGGGCCTGCTCCGTTGTCATTTGGAAACCGATATCGCCGGCCATACAGTCCAGTATTACCCCCTGCCGGTCCGTTACCGACGAACAAAGAATCTCCATTTCATAGGTAGCCCCGGTAGTGGTTGCATCTGTGGAGAACGGCTGGTACCCGATTTCAATCTTCGCGCCTCCTGTAAGTTTCAGGGCGTCACCCGTCCAGCCGTTGCTGTTCCAGTCGAAACCCGCAAACGTTGTATGTATGTCGCCATAATCCCAGGCTCCCGGATCGGATTCACTGTTACTCCGCCCGGCTGCCGAAAGTTTCAGTACAAGCCCGGCAGTAGTTTCTTGCAAGTCGATGCCGCTTTCCGTCACGTCGATATAAAACGGGTATTCCGTGGCTCCCGTCTTAAATTTCATATTGATTTCACCCTGTTCCGTAAAACGGTTGGTATATGTCTGCGTAGTACGGGCCACACTGACAGACTGCGTTTTCACCCCGTCCCGGTAAACGTCCACTTTGGCCGGCGTCGCGGCGGGATCATAAGCCACAAAGTTAAATTTCACCTGTTCGTACTGCCCCGCTTCCAGGCGCGGAACAAGATGATCCTCCGTAAAAATACGGCCGTCCGGAAAACTTATCATCGTGCCGATGAACGGTGCCGATCCTCCGGATTTCAGGATATCAATGTAGATACTTTCAGACTTTAACACGAGCTCGGCGGAAGCCTCCATTTCGGCAACCATTTGAACGGTATTCCGACCGGTTACAAGCGAAGACGGGGACAAACTGAAACTGCCGTTTGTCGTTCCCGATCTTGTAATGGTGTGCGCGTTCTGTTGCTGGCCGTTCAGATAAAGCGTGACGACCTTTGTTCCGGAACCGTTGACGGCATAAGGAATATTAATCGTATCGGCCAGCGTATAACCGCCAGCGGCTATGGCCCCGGCCAGATTATAAGAGCTGGTAAGGGAAAGGCTGACAACCTTTACGGATGTAAATGCCTGCCGGGTTTGTTTCTTGCCAGTAGTCGGATCGGTAGTGGTTGCCACTACGTAAATATCCGTGTTTCCCACAAGCAAGTAACTTGAAAGGTCCAGTTCGTAACTACCTTTAGAAACATCGCTGACTGTTTGGGAATACATGGTAGTTGTTCCACGCCTAATCGTAACGGTTATATCTGCCTTTTGCCCGGTGGATTCCCCTTTTTCGTCCCCCGTGGTGTACTGGTGATCGTACGTATAAGTAAGACGGGCGTTTCCGCCTTCCTTGATTATGGTGTTATCTACAGCCGCATTTAAGGCAATTTTAGTAGCCACCGTTTCGCCGGAACCTCCACCGGAACCGGCCGGGATATCCACGGCGGTAATTTCCGCGCCGCTTTTGTTCTGGAAAGACAGACGGACGGATGTTTCATCCTCGCTTACTTCCGCATTTACATTAAACAGCGTGGAAGCGTCCACCTCGTTAAAACGGGCGGTTACTACCTTGTTTTCTACCGGATTGGTAGAATCGGCGGACAAAGTCTCGTCCACTTCCAGGATATCCACGTTTACATTCACATTACCGGCCGCGTCCGGCGTCTGCTTCTCGCCGTTTACCGTTACACTCTTTACCGTTCCTTTGCCGCCGAACTCTTCCCAGCTCGCCTCCTGATCCCAGACAGCCGGATCGGTTCCGGCAAATTGCCACGTCTCCCATTTACCGAGCGATGTTTCAAAGGTGATAACACGCCCCCGGCCGCGTTGTTTTTCCGGTACCGCGGCAATGGCGGAAGCAAGAGTATAGAAACCTTCTGCAAGTGGTATGTTACCGGTTACGTTATAAGTATTCCCGCCGGCCGAACCGCCGCTGCCGAAATCCTCCCACTTTTCGACATTTTCAAAATCCGTGTCCGGATTACCTCTAAATTGTTTCGTCACCCAGCCGTCGGCAGTAAGAAAAGAAAGGATTACACCGTTTTTCCGTACATTGTTAATCTTTCCCGCCGTTTTCAATGCTGCAAATACCCCCGACAGATCACTATAAACGGTACCGGCGTTCAAAAGGTTGTTTACATTGGTAAAGGTGGAAGACAGACGCCCGTCCGTTTCCTGTAACCCCTGTTTCATTTTGTCACGGTCTATCTGCAATGTGCTTATGTCATCGGAACAACTGGTTATATCCTGGGACAAACTTTTCAGTTTTCCCCAAAGGGAACCGTCTTCACTCTCCGAACCGTCTTCACTGCCGATACGGGCGTTAATATCAGCCAGCAATGCGGCAAGCGAATCACTGTCTTTAAGCCCGTTCAGAAAATTAAGAATCTCGTTAAAGTTGTCGATTGCCTGCGAAGCGTTGTTACCGACAAGTCGGTCGATACGTAAAGAAACGGCGTCTATAGCCTTCTGTAATGCTGCATCGGCGGCAATGCGGGCGGCTTCCTCCGCCTCGACTTCCTTACCCTGGGAAACCAGTTTCAGGTGTTCGTTCAAGAAGCCAAGAACCGCCGCCACCATTTGGTTAGTAACGCTTTCCGCGTCCTCCGCGGTTTCAATGACTATAATAAGATCATCGATATACTCCTGTGTTGCCATATAGATACATTAATTAAATTGTTTGCTGAACTCTTTGGAATGAACCCGCGGTTTCCGGTAGCCGCTTTCCGTGATTTCTCCCGTCCAGTTGGACTCCTTGTCGGCAAACGTGAGCTTTAACGTCACGTTCTGCGGCGCGTCCGGACGGACACGGTAAGAAAACTCTTCCGCCGAAGGAATTACTTTGATCTCTTCCCGGCCGTAACCTGCCAGGTAGACATCATCGGAGGAAAGCAGGTCAAGAAGAAAGCGTATTTCCTGCGGGCGTTTGAATCCCGTCTTAATCGTTACGACTTCCTGTATCTCCGTCCGTATGCGATCCGAATAATAATCATCGGTAATTTCATCGTAACGCCGGAAAACAGCGTCTTCGTCTTCATCCATGCCGGGAGTTACGCTCGCCTCGCCTTCCAGGGAAAACACCTCGTAAACCCCGTAACTGTTCAGGAACCGGAGCCGGTAATGCTCGCGGACCGTCGGGCTTTGCTCGATCCCGATCCGGCAGGCGAACGTTTCACCGCTATACACGTCAAAAAGGTTGCCCAGTACCCCGTAATCGGTAAAGAATTTAAGTCTTACGGCCTCCAGGTTCAAGGCGCAAAAGTTCTCTACCCGGCCTGGCACTGCAAGGCTTTGCCCGGTAAGAAGTTCCGTTATTTTCAGCTCATGCTCCGGATAGATGAAACAGAGCGGGTAAAGCTCCGTCTCGCGCATCGTTATACGCCAGTCGTTGCTCCGGGTGGTAAAGAAGAAATTACAGGATTCATTCAGAAACTTCAAGGAAAAGATATTATTACCCTCTTCATGCAGCTTCTTAAAAGCCCGTTTGCCGATACCTCCACGCCAGGCGGCTAAAACCAGGGTTTCCGTTTCCGCTTCTTCATTCTGCATGATAATCATGATAGTAGCCTTGTTGTACCAGCCGGAGGAAAGGTTTATCAATATATCACTACTTCCACTTAAAACGGGGATATCCTCAAACACTGTTTCCAGAACTTCGGCAATATTTACCTTGAAACTTCCGTTACCGTTGCCGGTAAATAAAGACCTCCGGTATTCAAAGTTTAAACAGTGCATAATATTATACGTCACCATAGAAGTAGTTTCTACCGAAAGATAGACTGGATTTCTGGTAAAGGCGTTTTCCGTCGGGTCGATGCTTGCTGTCAAACTCATAATTCAAAGGTGTTAACGATGAATATTCCGTTAAACTCACTCTTATTTTCAAGCCCGGAGAGGAAACGGTCGCGCTGATCCGTGGGAGACGTCAGGAACTTGTAAAAGTCCGAGAGCCGCCCCGCATGGTTTTCCCTCCAAAGCTTATAAAGCTCCGTCACCTGTGAAGAAGACGGGGCAAGGATGATGTTATTCTGCTTTTCCATGGTGCAAAAGTTGGGTTTATCAAAGGAAGAATAAAGGACGGGATTAACCGGAATAGACAACAGAAACAAAAGTATCTGTATATTCAAATTCGGATTCATACGTAACATCCCGATATGTACCGGGAGTAAAACTTCCAGGCTCGTAGTAAATACTTATTATTGCTGTCGCTTTACATTTATAGTTCCTTTGTAATGTAATTCCCGCTTCCTGGGGATAGTTTTCAACCAAGTATTTATCATCATTACGAGTTGTATATCCGTCAAGCGAGTAAGTTATTGATTTCATTTCGTTCACAGCGGTCGGCCTTTTGTTCCATTCATCCCTCGCCTGTTGTAAAATCCTGTTCCTTTCATTTTCTTTGGCTGTTTCTATATTTGAACTTATAAATTCCCACGTAAAAAGCCTGGAACCAAAAACGGGTGTTTCCTGTTCCTTATCCAAATCGTACGGACCAATCAACCGGAGTGTTCTTAATGTCAGATCAACGGGTACAATCTTATTTGCCGGAAGAGAATAAGAAAGCCCGTCAAAAAGTAAATATTGTCCTCGAAGTATTACCGGTGTTAAGATATCCATACCCGTAAGCCGGTGAACCGGTAACAAAACGTTTGCCTCTATCTTATTGAATGAATGTCTTAATATAGCGTCGTATTTCCTCCAGAAGTTAAAAAACAGGCCATTATCATATTGAAAAAATAGCGACATTGTATGCTTGCTTCCGTCTCTTAATATAACCTCTTCGGCGTCAGAGGTGTAAGGTAACACAGAACCGAAAGGATATTTACTATTTTGGGAAGACGTAAACGCAAACACGAAGGATAACGGTGTTTCCACCTTCTCCGAGTCTTCATCGTTATTATTAGAGGAAGTTTTAAGATACGTGTAACGGTGCACGTAATCAGCAAGATATTGAGGGGAAAGAATATCATTCGGGGCAAAATCCATTGGAACGCATTCGTCGTCGCTGGTTAATTCGTTATCTTCGATATTGTCGGTTTTCCGATCCCAGGAAAAGAAACTCGATGAAGAATAAGTAAGGCGGTTATTATCTTCATCCCATTTAAACCACCGTCCTGTTGTTTCCTCATAATTTAGATGTATCACCCTTTTAGATACATCAACTTTAGTTAACCTTGCGACTTTCTGATCTTTCAAGTAATCTTCAAGTCTTTCAACAGAGGGGGCCGCACCGGTAAAGGAAGTTTTGGCCGATAACTTCATTTGCCGGGCCGTTTCATAAGTTATTAAAGGTTCGTCTGTCAGGCTACGGGATAAATCAATGTCCGGAACATCATCCACAATATCCCGGATCAGTCTTAAAGTGGCCGTTTTCGTATCGGAAGAAACATTATAAACCAGTCCGAAACGCACATAAAGGGCGTTTAAAAAGTCCTCGACCGTACAATCCGGCATCAAATCCGCGTAAGAAAGTTTTCCTTTAACACAACAGTCGGCCGCATTATTCAGGATTACCAAGTTATAAAGTTGTTTATCTGTTTTAAAAGGATTTTCCATTATTGTATATCCAAATTCGGAAAAAACAAGTTCCAGTACACGCCATACATATAAAAAGGCTGTCACGCCGTAACCTTCCGGAAGTGTTACTGCAGTCGGAGTTCCATTTACTAAAAAAGTTTCTGTTCTTGCTTGATAACGTAACCGATAAACTTTGCTTCCTTCTGATACAGGTGTGATATAGTTCAAGTATTTAGGGTAAAACTGATTATCTTTCGAATCGTTACCGGTCATAATCTGAAATACGGCATAATCAGTCTGATAACCTCCTAAAACTTGTTGCAAATGTGCGCAAAGAGAATTAACGCTGCTATACTCCTTCACTGGTAATGTAATAGCATTTAATTTTTTTGCTTTCCATGCGCTGTAGGCTTCCGAATTGTCAAAGCCGATGTTAAGGGTAATACCTTCTTTTTTACCGGCGG